GATCGGAGGTACCCCCGCGCTTATGCTACCCAAATTTAGGTCGCTATCACGGCTTAACGCTAAGCATTACGCACGAATGCGGTAGCCATACAGACTAATAGCAGCGCCAGTGTTACCTGCACCGAAGGCTGGTACGCTAACAGTAATGGCGGTGTTTGCTGCTGAGGCAGGAATGCCATTAGGCCAGTCAGGACTCCATGCTGTGTTAGGTGCGTTAGTATTAACGCCAGCGGGCACAGCCAAACGTAGGTTAGGGCCAGCAGCACCACAGCCAGTAGTGGTCACATCAATAGCAGAAGCGGCTGTTGCACCCGTACCAGTGATCTTAAAACCACGTAAGACGTTAATATAGCCGGGCACAGCAGGCATCACTGCGTTCATTGCAGCGTTGGCGACTACACCCACGTTGATATTGACGGCTACTGCATCTGCGGGTAAGCCAAATTTGTCAGTCATGTTAATCCTTTGCCCACTCACGGAGAGCAGATTTGTCGTTGTTACAGTTACGGAGAACCCAACGGAGCTGGCCCACGTAGGACACAAGCTCACCATTGGTTGTTACCCCAGTGGGGGAGGGCTCAGCGCAATCTTGCAGGAGGCCAGCGGGAGGTAAGTCACGCTGTCGAACCTTGATGTACTCAGTGCTGCCGCAGCCAGTCAATGACAGGAGCAGGGATAGGCACACCAGCCCACTCAGGAGCCAGCTTGATTGCCGCATTTTCTGCGGTGATTGAGGCGCGTAATCGCCGCAAGGCCGCTTGGTCTTGTGCAGCCTTGAGCTGGGCCACACGTTCAAGCCGCTTGGCCGTTTGTTCTTGGGCATCTAGAGCCTCCTTTTGGTCACGGATGACACCAGACTGTCGATCAATCACGATAGCCGCTTGCGCGGCCTTCTGGTGCATCCACGATGCGTACCCAGCGCACGCCAAACATAGGGCGCACAGGGCGGTTATGATGTATTTCACAGGTTTACTTTCCAGTATAGGCCGTCTGCCCAGCCCCATTTGAAGTTTGGGGTGTATAGGCGAAAGCCAGCGCGTATTAGGCCGTTGGCCGAGCGCGTATTCCAGTTGGCTGTGTCCGTTATGCAGGTTCGCATGCCAGCCTTGCGCATGGCCTTGAAGGCCGCACGCAGAAGGCGGGGATATAAGCGGTTGCCCTCATGTTCAGGTAGGGTGCCCGCACGTTTGAGGTACCAACAGTCGGTATAGCGATACATGACTATGAACGCCACAGGCTCATGGTCGTTAAACGCAAGCCAGTATAGGCTTTGCGGCTCATCGTCGATAGGCTCATCACCCGGAAGACATGCCTTCTGCAAGTCGTGTATTGCTGCGCTATATGGACTGGCCTTTACTGTATATCTCTTAGACATAGGGCATTCTCGTCACGGCGGCGCTTGGTTAGCCCAGCCAGCTTGACTGCCCCGGCGTAATCCCAGCGAAGTAGTTGATTGCAAGCGCCAATGTGGTCGCCAGCGTTGAGTTTCTTGAGTAATGTGGACTTAGCTAAGTTGCCTCGCCCCACATTGAAGGTAAAACTTGTGTAAGCGTCAAGCTCACCCTGAGTTAAAGGCACCTTAGCTAAATCAAGAACCGCAGTCGAGGCCTCTGCCGCATCAGCAGCGAGAAGCACAAGGCATTGTTGATCGGTACGTACTTGTCCCCGTTCTGCTGTGGCCGTGTGACCATAGCAGATGGTGGGTACGCCCCATCCGTAGGCAGGGTCTTGATAAGCGGTGTTGCTCTTACCTTCGTGAGTGGCGATAAAGCCAAGCCCGGCCACGCTCACCACAAGGGCTGCAAGTCGGGCTTTACTCATTAGGCGTTGTTAGTTACAGCTTGGGCACCAAACGTAGCCAGCAAGTTGCCGGATGTGTCACGCACACCGTTGACACCGGGCTGTGTATACGCCACAGTGATGGCAGACGCAGTGAATGCAGTGGTGCTGGTGAGCACAACAGTGTTGCCCACCACGGACACAGCAGCCACAGGGCCACCTTGCGACAATGTGAAGGCAGAAGCCGCAGGCACAACAGTCGCATCCAAGCCTTCGCTCAGTGTGATAGTCAATGTCTTGGGTGCAGCAGCGCGGTTCACAACCGCAGAGGTGAACGTGGGCAACACGCTATCCACGAAAGCAGCAACAGCAGCTACGCAGGCGTTGAAGAATGTGGTCAAGCTCTTGGCTTGCTCAGTCTTGCCACCCTTGAGAGAGGCCATGACTTCGGTGTAGCTGATTGCTTTGACACATTGCTTCTGCAATTCGAGGCCGGAGCCGATAAAGCCGGGAGATGGGAGTGCATCGTATTTCATATTTACTTTCTGTATTTGGCAAAGAGGCCTTTGCGCGTTGAGGGAACACCATAGCGGGTGTGGTTGAGTGGATCGCGGATAAGCTCAGCGTACTCTTTGTCACGCTGGCGCTTGACCGCATCATCTTGGTTCTGTTGGAGTAACGCCTGCCAGTAACGCACTGCGCCCTCAAGGGCATCAGCACGGTCATCATGGACTAGAGCATTCCGTTCGCGTGTCATCTTCGCAAGTTGATGAAACAAACTGTACTGCATGCGCAACGCCGGAGCGTACCTGTTGCAGTCCTCAATATCACGTTCGATGATTGACTCATTCACGATCAATGCACCTCGGCCAATGACAGGCTCTAAGGTGTTAATGATCCGCTGTTCTTTCTGGCCGTGTACCATGTCATCTTCGACGGCACACTTATGCACTTTGTGTAGTACGGGTAAGAACACTTCACGGAATGCACCGTAACCCATGTTCTTTTCAATGATGATTGTGTTGGGCTTCCAAATGGCCACGCGCTTTGCAAGTTCTTCGAGTACGGTGAGAGAGTAACCACCGGGCAACCCGCCTATGTCTAGGAGGTACACGTTGCCGTTGAGAAAACCAGTGACAGCGTAAGCCGTCTCGTCACCGTTAATACCGCCGCCCGCAGGATCAATATAACAAATGATCCCTTGGAACTGAGCAGTCTCAGGAGAAAGCTCGTGAGGTGTAGACACCTTAAAACCAAACGTGTGAACGTGGTAGTCACGAAGCGAGGCTCCACCAAAACCACGCACAACAGTCATAGGCATGCGCGATTGCACAGCCATCACAACAAGTTGTTCGAGTTTCAATGGGTAGCGTAATGCGTCCACCAGCTTGGTGTTCAGCATGTGCTGGAGTTGGAAGTAACTTGTACCTTGGTCGAGTTCTTTCTTTTGCAGAACGTCCTCATTCATCAGCACGGAGTCAATAGGCTGGCCTTGGTCGCCAAGCATACCACCACCGAACGCTAGTTCAGGGTTCTGCTCAAGCCTGCGTACAATGTACGGGGCCAAGTGCTCGCCATAGTTCTCACGCTGCTTAGGAGTCGGATAGCGCCCGGGCCAAATGCGGATTGAAACTCCGCGCCCCGGCAAGGTATTGTAGATCGACTCCATACTCTGAGGCGTACCAAGCCAGATGATCCGGCCTGTCGAACAGATGGAGGTAAAGTCCAACGTCAAGTGCATGAGCTGTGCACGCTGCACCGCTGTCATTGAGTTCTTTGTAGATTCAATGTCGTCAGCGATGAGCAAGTCTGCACGCTTACCCTGCAAGTTACCTGTGATACCCACGCAGGCTACACTTGGTGATTTGTCCACGCCCTTTAGGGAGTAGTGCACATCGAAGTGCTCCACCGACGAGCGGTCGCCGTTGTTTGTATCAGGTCGCATACACTCAAGTTCATCCATCGTCATAATGATTCGGATGATGAGCGTGCTAATATCACTCGCCTGTGCACCACCCGCCGACAGAATCAGGCAGCGTGCACGGGGGTTGTGAATGAGAGTCCACACAGCGAACGCTGCGCAAATGGTTGTCTTTGCTTGACCCCGCTGAGCCTGCACCATAAGGTAGTGCGGGCCGTGAGCGATATACATCGCAATGTCATGCTGGATTTCGGTGGTACTGAAACCTAAGAGGTGCATCACCTCCTCAAGAAAAGGGATGAACTCGCGGTAGTGCTTCTGCACCACTTCGAGTTTGCGCCATCGTAGCAGCGCATTTTGTGTAGACTCGCGTGCCATTAGTGCATACCCTCTGGCATGGCCTCGTGGAAGTCAGGAAGCACAGGAGGTGAGCGCTTGGCGCGTCGAGCCTCCATGATCTTCTCCAACTCGCCCAAGGCGTTGTCATCACTTGGAGCACAGGTGATGTTGTTGTTTTTCAAGAAGCTAATCGCAGCACTGATCTCAGCAGCAGACGCTTCACCACCCTCGATACGCTCGGTAAGGTGAGTGGCAATAGCGTTATGCAACGTACTCAGTTGCGACTCAGTTGCCTTTGTCATTGTGTTCTCCAATATCACAGCGCGGCTTTACCACGTCCTTGTAGATTTGGTAGAGCTTATGGCCGATCAACAGTGTTGTGTAGATGAGCGTGGCCCACAACACAAGTTCATTCACAGAGTAGCCAGCTACTGTTGCGATTGACACGGAAGTGGGTGGGCCGAGTTTGGTCACGACTGCCGCAGCAGTCTCGGTCTTGTGGTCGGTCATATTAGAAGACGATAGGTAAAGGTGTGTACGAGTTGTTCGAGTTATAGTCACCGTTCATGTATTGACCAGCATAACCCGACACCATAACCTGTCCATCATCCATGAGAAAGACGAGGCCACCCTCAGATGTATTACCATAGGCGGCAATATCTGTTACGGTACGCACACCAATAGGAGCAAGAACAGGAGAACTACGCACTGTAACATCACCTACGCCAAGCTGGCCGTTGCCATTGTAGCCCCACACATACACTGTGCCGTTAGCGAGAAGCGCTGCGCCGAAGTTGTATGAACCTGTACCACCAATAACGGCTTTCACTACAGTGTTGCCAACAGGAAGTTGCACGAAGGTGGAACTAACTGTTGCAGCAACAACACCATTAGCGGAGTAGTTGCCTGCACCACAGCCCCATAGCGTACCATCCGTCTTCTTAATAAGCGTAACGGGGTAGTCGTAGGTTGTTGTATAGCAGTCGGCCACACTGGTCGCACATTGCACAGGTGTAAACTGGTTTGCCAGTGTACCATTACCCAGAGGCCCATAAGTGACGTTTGTTCCCCAGCCATGTAAGGTACCTGTGCTGTCAAGAGCAAAAGCACACATGTAACCGCCAAAGACTTTCACAATAGTCTTGCCTGCAAGCGTACCACCAGTGCGCTGCACGGGCAAGTTTGCCTGTGTTACGCCACCGTCACCAAGTTGACCATCACCGTTGTAGCCCCACGAGTACAACTTACCATCAGAAGTAACTGCATAGCATGCAGTGTAGCGTTCACGGCCAGTAACTAATTGGGTCACGTTGGCAAGCACAGGTAACTGGACAAACTGGTTGCGTTGTGTAACGTCACCAAGCCCTAATTGACCGTAGCCGTTGTAGCCACAGGAGTGTACAGTACCATCACTGCAAAGTACGAGTACGCTTTGATAGCCTTCATTGCCTCCAGCAGTGGCTACTTGCACAACAGTCTTGTTGTAGATGGAGCTTGTAGATAGACCACTCGCGTAGAACGGAACAGTGCGTGCTGTTGTATCGTTCGCACCAAGTTGACCGTAGCCGTTGTAACCCCACGACCACAATTTACCATTCACGTCTAAACAGTAGCGTGCACCATCGTGCGTCTCGTACAATTCAGCCGCGCCGGGGAAGCCAGTGGGGAAGCCCGGACGCACAGGTGTACTACGTGCAAATGTAGTGCCATCGCCAAGGTTGTAGTTGTCGTTACGTCCCCAACGGCGCACGGTGTTGTCATTCATAATGACACCAAAATTGCGGTAGCAAGCAGTCTGACGATTCTTTGATGCGTTGCAAAGTTTCTTTACCTTTGTGCCAGAGCGCACATCAGGAGTACCCCATGAGGGCATACCAGATGAGTTGACCGTCAACACTTGACCAGCAGTACCAGCAGCTAGCGCGGCAAGTGTTGTACCATTATGGTAAATTACTTCGCCAGCGGAGCTGGAGACACCTTGCGTACCCTGCGCAAACAACTGCCACTTAGGCCCGTTTACTGTAGGAGTTACTCCGATGGTTGCATCAGCAATACAGACGTAACTATCGCCATTGTAGGAGACTACATCCTGCTTGCTATAGGTGGTGCCTGCGGCATACACACCTTTCCAAGAGAATGCAATCTTCCCTAAATTTACTGTACCCATTATGAGTCCTTAGAAAATGATTTGATTAGGAACGGCGCGGTAGTTACCTTGTCGATCTTGGTTAGCCCATCCATTAGGTGCGCCTGTAGTATAGACGCGCCCATCTGTTGTGAGCATGTGGTAGGCAATGTTACTTGGTGTAGTGCTACCCTGCCCAGTCACAGCAAAGTCTGCAATCGTCTTCTCTAGTAGCACGAAGCCTGTGTGTGGAAGGGAACTACCATCTGTAATGTCTGCACGGCCTGACTGTCCTGCATCGTTGACGCCCCAAATAACCATCTTGCCATCAGAGCGTAACGCCGCACAAGATGTACCGTAGCTGCCACCTTTACAGCGGAGCTTGGTGACATTGGTTAAATACGTACCACCAATGGTTGTCCATGTTGTATGGTCAGCACCACCACCAATACCATAACCATTGTAGCCTGAGTGTTTAACTGTGCCATCTTTCATCAAGACAATACTACGTGAGTAACCACCAGCAAACGTGTAACAGTCAGCGACACCAGTTAAGCATTTATATGGGAATAGTGCATTGGTTGGGCCAATGTCTGTACCGATAGCTGTTCCAGTTCCCCAACTTCCGTTCACTGTGCCGCTATCATCACCCCACATATAGAGGTCGCCGTTATCTAGTACCACAGCCACACGGCGGTAGTAGTCAGCAGGAATAGCAGAGTTTACTGTTTCATTTGCACGGATGCACTTAACAGTATTACTTTCACCCCATGGCATAAATAAGCGTGGGAGCTGATCGTCAAGATTGAGCCCAGACAAATAGGCCTGTCCACATGTCCACATGCGGCCAGCAGTATCGAGGAAGTAGGTTGCTGGATAATACCCACCAGACAAATACATATCCTTGATTGGTGTTGTTGCAGTGAACGGCACAAGTTTGGGTACAGTTGATGTGCCTGCATACCCAAGTGTGGAGTAGCGGTTAGTTGCACTCCATGCGTACACCTTACCAGTTGAATCAATACAAGCCGCTGTGCGATAGTCGTAGTAGCCCAAACCAAACACCATCTTCACAATCTTAGCAGATGCTGGAATATCACCAGTACCATTTAATTTGTAAGGTGTCGCTCGTTCTGCATTACTACCAGAGCAACCATTTGTGTTTGCACCTGTATGCCATAAGCCACCACTTGCATCAATAAAGAATGTACAGTCATAACCTGACTGCATATCTGTGATAGGTGGGGTGCCGGGAGGAAATGCAACTTGTGCAGGCATAATGCGGTTGATAGCTTGGCTACCTGAGCCTCCCTGTCCGTTATCTTGTGCGCCCCACATGCGTACAGCGCCTTCATTCATAATGGCACCCATGCCAAAACGGTGCCCTGTATACTCACCACCAATATCTGTGTTGATTAGTTTAGTAGCGATAGTGCCATTACGCTCGTTCATAAAGCGGAACTCAACACCACCATCGCCATTACTATGGAGTACCATGCCCCAGCTACCACCAACAGCCACGCCACCTGTTAGGAGTTTACCCCCTAAAAGTGCGTCTTGTTGTCCAAGAGCAAATGGTTGTGGTGAGCCACCTTGGATTACAAAGGCTCCACCATCTTTAAAAACCACGTCACGTTCTTTATACGCGAGGTTAGTAGAGTAGATACCGCGCCAACGATAGCCAAGGTCGTCAATATTTAACTGTACGTTCACAATGTCACCACCAAAGAATTGTTAATGATCGAGAACGTGATGTTCTCACTAAGTGTTGATGCCAAGTAATTGGAGGCTGTATAGTTATCTCGCCCACTTTCCAAGATTAACTCAGTGCCGTCTGCTGAAAGTTTGAAACCATAGAATGTAGGCTTAGCCGCAGATTCCACAAATTCATAACCTGACGCATCAGCTTTGACTTGCAAGAATTTCAGCGCAGCCCCTACAAGACTGGATGGCAGTCCGGCAGCAAGCAGTTTAGCAGTTGTCTGCGCCAACAAGTCTTGCATGGTCGAAGTGATAGCGGCACTGTCTGCTGCTAGTTCACTTAAGATTGCACTACCATCTGAGTTAATTGTAGCAATCTTCTCATCACCAATAGTGGTGAGTGTAGCAATCGCAGTTGTAGCAGTTGCTTCGGCCTCAGCAGCAGAAGCAGCAGACGCAACAGCGGCAGCTTCGGATGCACCCTTAGCAGCTTGTGCTTGGGTAATCGCGTTATTAGCTGCGTCAAGCGTGATTGTGATTGAGGTAGTGAGTTGCTTAACCACATCAGCATTAGATGCGTCAGCAGTCTCAGCGCCAATAAACACAGCCTGCTGTGCTACCTTGTCCAAGTTAGCCTCAGTTAATCGGCTACCTGTTGTGAAGTCAACCAGAGGCCCACCCTTAGGTGTGTCTCGGTAGATCACGATGTTCTTGCCTACAGGCACAGGAACACCAATGTCGATTGTGAAATCTCCTACGAACATCGAAGGCAGAATTTCAAGGTCAACCCGTGCTAGTGTCTCAGCGTCTTCAAGATACGCCTTAACATGGGTCTTATCCATGTAGCCACCAGAGAAGCTGAACTCGAACTGCGTGTTCGTACCATCACCGGGAACCCGATATGTCGCGTATAGCGTAGTCATACGTTCTCCAAAAATTATTGCGTTATATGGATGCGGGGCCGTAGTCCCGTTACCATTAGTCTTCTTTCAAAGCGTTGACACCAATCATTAACATTGGCGTGTTCGCACCGGGCAGCAGCTTCGCAATCTTGTGCGCATCAGGGTCTTGTGCTGTCTTGTAAATGTCGTCTAAGTAACCAGCGGCAGGAATGAACTTGCCAACCAATCCCTTAGCCGCACCTTGACGGCCACCTGTCTGCTCAAAGTCAAGCACTGGGCCAAGCAGATCAATGAGTTCACCAGCAAAGCCGGATGACCCCACGTAGTTCAGAGAAGCGCGTGCGATCTGCATTGGGTCAAGCATCTTGTCCAAGTATGCTTCACGATCAGGGCGACCCACCGCTTGCATAGCAATGCGAGCCATGTAGATCGGGGCTACAAAGGCCATAGAGCCCGCTAAAATGCCGAGGGCACCCGCTACCCCATGGTTGAGTTTATTGCGGCCCCACTGCTTCTCCAATGCGACGAGAGGGAAGTTGCGGAACTGGGTCAACAAGCGGCCCATGTCACTGTGTGTCCACTTACCCACCTCACCAATGAATGAACCTTGGATGATCTGGTGTGTACCACGGCGCACAGCAGTGATGAACTCATCAGCAGCGTCACCATGTGTAGCCTTGGTAATGTCGAACTGTGCCACGTTTCCGTTAGCGTCCCACTTCACCATGGTGTCAAGGTCACTGCGGAACTTCTCAACCAGTGATTGAGTGAAGCCCATGTCAGCGAGCGCCTTGTCGTTGCCACCATCACGGATATACTTCAATGCCTTGCTCGTGATCTGCTCTGCCATGCCGCGCACTTGCGTAGCTTGGATCATGCGGTGCATGCTGAGGGAGCCCACCATGTGTGAGCCAGTACGCAGCGCACGGTCAAACCATGTCACTGAGCTGTGGCCGTAACTTGCGTGCACGTTCTCAGGGTTATCGTAGGC